TTATGATTCTGCGCTTCAAATCCTGCGCGTGAAAAATGCCTACGCTCGCAGTCAAAGTAATCGTGCCGCTGACGGCGTCTGGCGTAATATTAGCGTTTTTATAATGCGAGATGAATCTGTGAAACGACCCGCTGGGTGTGACAGGCGCTCCGGGCCGTCCTGTTTGAATGTCTTGTATGTGCGCGCGCGGAATGCGCTGAATCACCATCTCATCATGGGTATAGATATAGTTCTTATCCATACCAAAGATGGTGCGCGCACCACTTTGCAGTGTTTGTACAGGCTTAATGCGTTTCATCAGTAGTCACCGATGCGATACAAGAGTTCAAAACCCGCGTCGGACGAAACGACACGAATACCGCTCGGCATACGCTTTCCACGAAGATCGTAGGAGATTCCGGCAGCGACTTCATACGTTACCGCGTTACCGCCGCCAGCATCAGCGATCACAATTGTGTTGCTGGTTGTCGCGCTGTTACACAAAGCGATTAGATGATGCTTCCCCGTTGCGATGTCAACGGCACCAGATACGGCAGCGGAGAAGTATCGACTTATACAATCTGGGATTGCGCGTGTATACGAATGATCGGAATCTTCGATTAGCGCCGCTCCAGCATGATGTACATGCGCAGCACCGTTGGTTCCTTTCTGCGTTGTTTGTGTCCCATCCGCCTCAACAAGCTGTTTTGTTGGCATTTGTCATTGCTCCTTAAACTGATTGCTGACACAAGTCTGTATCGGCTGCAAGAACGCACGCAGCGCGGTTTCAAACGCACGCACGTTTTGCATCTCCGCCACGTACTGTTGGCACGCGGCGGCATCACCGACATCCGGTGTTGACATCCGCAACCGCTGACGATGCGATTCGTCTATGCAGTTCTCGATGTACAGAATAACTGCCGGAAGCGAAAGAATGCGGCAAACCGCGTATTTCTGTTCTTCTGTTAGTTGATCAAAAGCGTCTTGTGTATTCACGAGCGATTTGGGTCGTTGTCATGTATGCAAAACCTTTCTGTTAAAACCGGCGTGTTAAACGGTTCCCGTCTGTTCTTGTGCAGCTAACGCTTGTTGCAGCAGCTGAAATGCCTGATTCTTCATTTCGGGTGGCAACGTGTCAATCGGCGATTTGATACGGAATTGTTCAAAATCCGTATTGTCACCGAGCAACGATGTCCAATAATTAATGATTGCGACAACATCAAGTTGTTGCGCAGCGGTTTGTGATTGAAGCACAGAGTTGAGAACCTCTTTGATGTTCATCACAAGCGCAAGTTTGTCAAGACCTTTCAACCCGTCGCTGATAGCAAACCGGACTTTGCTGCCGCGGATTTCCTGCATGTTGACAGCGATGAGATTGCCCGCGTCGTCGATGATTTCAATGTCAGCTTGATATTGCAAGATGTTCTGCATCTGCATGAAGCGGCCACTGTCCATCATCTGTGCGTTAATAATCTTTGCCAGTTTGAGATTGCGGCGGTTGGCAGATTGGACGGTGGCCGCTGCTTGGTACTGCGTAGCACGGTCTAATCCAGCAACTTGCTGTTGCATCTTTGTCGGCAGCACGTCTTGCATCAGAGAACTCATGATGTCAATGTTCTGCAGCGTATTGGTCGTGTCAGGACCGTCAGTGAACTGCATGATTTTCTTGCGAAGATCGACATCTTGCCCGTTGGTGTTTGCTGGGATTTTTCCACCTTCCATGTCAACATCGTCAGCGCCCAGCAGCGGGATGACAGTGTTGTCGTAGATTGTCAGACCGTAAAGGCGTTTGCGGACAGCGCGCTGGTGCGTGTTCATTGTGAACGAAGCGAAACGCTGGTGCGGGATGAGGCGCTCGGTTGCGCCTTTTGACTGCCAGCCAAAGTGATCAAACCACGGCATCGCGATGTTAATTGGCAGCAAGCCATGTGCGTTGTCAAGTGCGCGTGCACTCAAGATGTGCGTGTCACTACCGAGCACGAAGCGCCAGACGGCGAAGTCGGTAGAGCTGCCAAGATTCCAGTCACGCGGACGCAACCAGAGATGCATTGTGGTCAGCTCACGGACGTTGATGTCAGATGCTGGGCTGTAGACATTGTTGGAAACGCCGCGCAAGATAGATGTCCAATCCTGCACGCCGGTGCCAGAATCAGCTGCCGTTGTTGAATCGCGAACGATGTCACGGTTTTCGTAATATTTGAACGCGGAGCTTGTGTTGAGAAAAGATTTGAGATTCGCGATTTCCCCGTCTGCCTCCATCTTTGTCAAACGAAAGGCAGACATTAGCTCCGTGGTTGCGAAGTACTCGCCGCTGTGCGTTACGTCATACGGCATGACAGCAGCGTCGAGCAGCGTGTTGTACGGGTCGATGGCGCATATCTCGTTGCCATCTTGCACGACACCGTTTTTGACAATCGGTGCGCCGGTCGGACTGTTGACAAGCATATTGCCTGTGCGTTCAGTCCAGTGAACTGTGAAACCGCCGAAGTTGTATTTCAGCGTGTCGATGAGCGCCAGAGCGTACGCGCTAAAATGATGGAATGCTTCGGCGTGCTGATTCATTAGCGCCGCGAATGCCTTGGCAACAGCCATGTCCTCTTTGCGCGCAATGGCGTTGTAGATGGCTTCGTCGGGGGCGAGCACGGACAGAAGGTACGTCTGCGCTTCGTCGATTTGTGCAAACAACATCGACAGCTTTTCGTCAACGGGTTTGACACCACGGCCGCGACGGTTGTCGCGCTGCCGCTTCTCGTCGTCCGCATCACGTAAGAGCCACGTGTGGTACTCTTTGTCGATGTAACGGAACGTTGAGATGTACGTGTCGCGAACGCGTTTTGACAGCTCAAGCCGGCCGTTGATGTGCCGGAGCAGCTTGTCGTGGTCGGTGACGGTGAGCCGGGTTGCACCGTAGTCGATTACAGGCTGTTTGCCGACGGATGTGCGTTTTGTTGCCATTAGCAAGATGCCATGCGAGCGAGAGGGGTGGAATGAAGCGGTGTCCTGTCAGGCAGGTCCTGCAGCACAAGCTGCATGTGCCGCGCAACAACTTGAGGTCCGTACGCACAGCAGTCAATCAAGTCGTCTTTGTTGTGTTCGACGGTCGGCTGGTAGTCCAACAGCTGCTGCGTGACAATGAACTCGCCTTCTGTCAAGGCGTAAGTTGCTTTGCGTTTATCAGATTGTTTGAGCATGCTCGCCCAGGTCATGATACGCCGAGCTTTGGCAACGCCGCCTGCACCGATGCCGATAATGATAAACTGATTCTGCAGATTGCGCAGGTTCAACAAGTACTGGAACACATTGATGATGGCGGTCTGCATGCTGCCACCTTCAATAGCGATTACACGCACGTTCCATCTCGCTGCCATTTTGAGCGCACGGTTAAACAGGTCAACAGTGTCAACGCCGCGCTGTGTGAAGGTTTCGACAATCTGCCAGACTGCACGTTCCCCGTCCCATCCGTGGGCTGCGATGGCAGCGTTGTCAGCCCAGCGCTGTTTACTGCACGCCAGGTCCATCGTAACAAAGCCGTATTCAATTTCTTCTGGCGTTTTGGCAGGGAGATACAGGATTTCGCCAGTGGTGATAATGTCACCGGCCTCGTTCACCGGCTGGTTGAGCATTTCTGAAAACCATTTGGCTGCCATACCGTTGGCTTGGTATTCGGCAAAGTCTTGGCGGAGCTTCTCAACGTTCCAAACGTCAGGCCAAAGTGGCGTACCGTCAGACAACAGCGCGCCATAGATGTAAGAAACCCACTGTTCGCTGTGCAGTAGCTTGTAGAGCACACTGTTTTTTGAAATGAGGTTGCCGGACGCGATAACTTTGTTCTTTACCGGATTGAGGCATTTGATAAATGGCCCATACCACCACCGCATCATCTTCATATGCGCAGCTGCGGTGTCAACATCGTCATCATTTTCGGCGTCGTCAACTATTGCGAGCTGCGGGCGTTCGTTGTCAACGTTCAAACCGCGAACACGCTGTCCGGCGCCGATGCCACGCAGAATGCAGACCTTGTCCAGTGCAGGAATGTAGAACTTGTACACGCCATTGCCGTCTTGTCGTCGCATGCCAGGGCGGGCAAAGTCCAACGGACCAAACACACGCTTAAAATTGTCACATTCCATGAAGGAAATGATGTCATTTACGTACGGAACCACCAGATCCGCAGAGCCCGTGACGTACAGAACGAACCGGAAGTCGCTAAAAAGCAGGTAGTGTACAGCTGCCAGCTTGCAAAGCGTGGTTTTGGCGTGCGCGCGGGCGATTGCCAAGGCAAGCCGTGACACATTTGCGTGTGTCATTGTGCCAAACACTTCGATGTGGAACGGTGGAACGGGAAACGTCAGCTGCTCGTTCATGAAAAACTGAATGAAAAACTCCGGGTCGTCTCGAAGGAGCGCCCGGAGTTGCAGCTGATTGACAGCGACTGATTGAACGTCAGCCATTTACGCGGCCGCCGTGGCATTCAGCACGTCGCGTTCCACTGATTCAGCAAACTCGCGTGCCAGCTGCGTGTTTTCCGCGATGAGGATCTTTTCCGCGTCGCTGACAGACATGGTGTCAATTCGCTTTGCCATCGCGATCCCGCCGACTATGCCAGCCGGCGTGTGATTCACGTTCAGCTGCTGAAGCTTCTGTACGAAATGCGTGGACAGATTAATAACGACGGATTGCGTTTGCGCCTCCAGCGGACGGTTGCCCGCCGCTCCACGTCGTACAGCCTTGTTTGCCACGGCAGCTACTCGCAATGCAAAGTCCGGGTCCGGCGTTGCTTGCAGATGTTCCAGAATATGACTGACAGCCAGATCTTCAACGGTGTCCCAGCCGCGGTTGAGCGTTTCGTGCGCTTCCAGCTGTTCCGTTACGTGGGCTTCCAGCACGGCTTTGAACGCAGGCAGTTGTGTCAACTGCTCTAGCTTTTCAGCTGGCAAATTGACAGCGTGCGCGATCTGGTGCATCGGCACGTCCATTGCCACAAACTTGGCAACCCGCTGCAACAGAAGCGTTTGTAAGTCTTGCGCGTTCATAAGGTTAGTTTCTGTAAAATTTGTCATTGCGGCTCGCGATGCTGTCAGTATGGCACACGCGCGCAAAAAGTCAAGGTCCGGGCGACGCGGCGGCGCGCCGGCTGGCTGGCAACTTCAGGCCGGTTAGTAACCTAAGGTTTCTGTTATTTCTGAATTTTTTGTCATTTGCAAAATTTGTGCGGTGGGGTATTTATAGGCAAACGACGGCTAACCGCTTTGGGGGATAGTACCCCCGGCACAAGCTGAGGCGATGCACAGCACAGCTGACAGCCGCGGCAACAGACGGTGTCGAGCCTGCGGCAGCCGAGCCAGCAATCTGCTCCTGCGAGGCAGGAGCCGAGCTGGCAACTGTCAGGATGACACTGGTCACAAAGGCCAGGCGTATAGAGAGCATATATCTACGGCAACAGCTGCGAGACAGGGATGTCGAGCTTGAGAATGTCAGGATGACACCGATGGCCGAAGGCCACGCGAGGCAGGAGCCGAGCTAACGAATGTCAGGATGACTCGCTACTAGAAAAACAAAGCGCCGCAGGCACCTTGCTGCCGCAGGCCGATGTGGAGGACGGAACGTCCGCAACATCCAACGAACAAACAGCCGACGAAGGAGGCGCGAGCAAAGCGAGCACGATAATCCCGAGGAACGAAGTGACGAGGGCGCCGCCAAAAATGGTGCGGTGCAGCATGGCAGGCAGGGGCTGGCAGACAGGGCATGTCAGGGCAGGCTGGCAGCCGGACCGCCGGCCACATGAAACTGCTGGAGTATGCGGAAGGATGATGTCATCGGGAAGCGCCGACAGTCTGTCAGGTCAGACTGTCGGCGAGATGTCAGGAAGGCGGTGCCCTAGCTACTGGCGGTGGTGTCAGTTGCTGCCGTCGATGCCACCATGCAGGCGGGCAGCAAGGTCGGCTAAGGCCGTGTAGTCAAGGCACAGGTCTGCGAGCATTTCAGCCCGTGCGGTGTTGCCGACGGTTGCCGCGTGTGCGGCGCCCGTGGCGTAGGCTGCCGCGAGCGTACGGCATGCCAGCGATGCCGGGGTGCTGGCACCGACGACAGCGTGCATGGTTACGCTGATGCCATCAGCGGTGGTGCCGGCGGCGGTGGTTGTGGTGGTGGTGCGTGCGGTCATGTGTCTGTCTCCGGTTGTGAGACTGGCACCACAATCGGTGCCAGTCTGTCAGTTGTGGGTTGTCGGGGCGCTGTCAGATGGTCAGCGCGTCAAGGTCGAAGTCGCCGGCCGCATCTTCGGCGCTGGCGTCGGCGTTGTCCCGCGTGTCACGCCAGACTGTGAGGATACCGGGGTCCAGACTGTTTTTGGCCGCCGACTGAATCATCCGCTCCAAGAGCCCGGACCACCGTTCCGCCGGCACCGTGCGATAGATGCTGGCGGCCATGACAGCCGACGCCAGCACGGAGCGCAGGATGTCCGTGGAGATTTCCGGCACCAGCTTGCCGCGCAGCTGTTTGAGGTAGGCCGGGGCCAATTCGCGGAAGGCTCCCATGCCACCGTCGCGGGTGGCAACGGTAATGAATGATGCCAACGAGAACATGGCTTCCGTCGTCGGCAGCGTGCCGTCCTTGCGCGGACGGCGGTCGTTGGCAAAGCGATTGAGCACGGCATCCGTCACGCGGTCCTCCGCCCACACGCGGCCCTTGTCGTCTGCCATGAGGGCGGACATCGTGGGATGCGCGGTCAGCCAAAGTTCGACGGGTACCTGCACGCCTTTGCCGGTGGCGGGGTCCGTGCGGGTGGTGCGTATCGGCACGACAGACAGCGTGTACCCGGCAGGCAGCGGCTGCTGCAAATCCGTGTTGGCGCGGACCGGGAGCCCGAAGGCTTCAGCAATCGCCATCTGCCGGCGGATGGCAAGCTGCGTGGCTTCGGCTGCCAGTTCGGACGGCGCGAACGTCAATCGCTCGATGTCGTCCAACGACAGTTTTGGGGCGGCGGGCGCAGTGGGCGCGGATGCCGGGGCAGTCGTGTTTGTGGTCTGGTCGTTCATCTGTCATTTCCTCTTGGTTGGTTCGGTCGGTCGGTTCGGTCGCTGCATGTCAGCGTACCAGCTAGGGTCCGCAAGGAGAGAATGATAACCATTCTCACCATGCAGACTCTAGATGCTAGGCTGTCAGTCGTTGCGCATCATCTCCCGCAATGTGCGGGTCATGCTGTCGGCGGTTGCCAGCGCGTCGGCTCTGTCATCCGTGTAGTAGGCTGCCGCCTCACGCTGCAAGGATGTCAGACCGGACGCGCCGGACGGCGCGACGCGGTATTCGCCGTCGCGCCGGGTGATGATGACAAGCTCAGTGCGGTGGATGGTCTTGCGGGTTGTGGTCATTGTGGCGGTCTCCGTTGTGTTGCTTGAGTGTGTACATAGTAGGCCATCGTGCGCCAGATTGCAAGGGGTTTTGCGAAGTTTTTTTCACGCGCGCCCCCGCCCACACGGAAGAATGAACGCGCACGCGCCCGCGCGTGTAGCACGGTCCGCGCCTTGACGCAAGTCTGACAGTTCGACGGGCAGCATCTGACAACTGCATACCCCAGGGCGTGTCAGACATACCCCCATAGGTGTCAAATTCCGCTTGTGACGGCCTACAGCGCACGCAAGCCCGACCCGTCATCATCGTATTGCCTGCCTGTCGTTCGCCCGCTGTGGGCCGTCTGGTGACGTTGGTTTTTTGCCACACCCGCGCCGCCCACATGAGAATGATTCTCATCCGCTCCATGCAGATGCGAATGCGAACGATTCGCATTCCGGGTGCAACGCAATTGCGTTGCGGCGCCGGCTGTCAGCCGCTGCGGGGCCGTGGCTGACAATACGAACGAGATATGCCGCCGCCGCGCGGGACAGGGCTTCGCTGACAATACGAATGGGAAATGGCGGACAAATACGAGGGATTACTAAGAATTTCCTAAAGATTTCTGGGATTCTGGACCCCGCCCCGCCGCCATCCGCCCCGCTTACCCCGGTTAGTGCTTAGTTAGCCCCGCATCTGTCAGCCTGATCTGTCAGCCTGCCGCGCACAGCAGGCCCGTTCCCGTCGGCTGGCATTTGGCCTACCCCCATCTGTCAGACAGATTATAAAAATTTTCTCAAGCCCCCTATAAAATAGCTACCAGTTGTCAAGGCAGATGGACGTGACAGACAAAAGTGCAGGAATAACCTTCCTATGCTAAGCACGGGCCGCAGGCGGAATCGGCGCCGGGCGGGAGTCCAGAATCCCAGAAATGTTTAACTTAGGGAAAGTTATCCTCCCATCTGTGCGCCGAAAATAGTTGTCTGACAGCGAAAATAGTTTGTCTGTCAGATTCCGGGGCCTTGACTTTTCCGAATTTCTGTGCTAGACTTGTCGGATACTCAGAATGTTTTCCCGCACAGCACAGCAATACAGGGGCGCATATGTCAGCACAACCGAACAAACCCACAACCGGCGCAAAGCACAGACATCACAAAATCCCGGATGTTCGCATTGATGGTCTAGACGTGGAAGCCATTGAATCCCGCACGTGGCATTACGCTGCGGCGCATGCCGACATCGCCGCGGCTGTCAACAACGGAACGACAGACCAGATAACGCTGTTCTGTCACAAAACCGGCGCCGTTGTCGGACGATGGAACGCGGAAGCTGTAGCCGTCGCGGCTGCCGTCGGTAACATGCCAGACGATGCGCGTTGCTACCGTGCGACGCACCCCGCGTGGCTTGTGTTTCACGATGACACAATGGAGCGCCTGCAACTACTGATGCCGCACGAATACTGCAATTACGTCTGGCACCGTGTGTTCTACACGGAATTGCCGGCGTGCGATACTGACATCGGTGCGTTCCTGCACACGCACCTGACAGCGCTGTACGCGGCACCGCTCGATTCTGTCATCGAACTTGCGGAACTCCTGCGCCGTGCAGCCGCACTGCTCGGCAAGCATATCGCAGCGCTGTTCGCTGACAACGCGCCGACACTCCCAGCTGACATCGACCCGACGGCACCGTTCGCAGACGTTCCCACGTTTGTCTCTGCATTTCGTCGGTTCCTTGCTGACATTATCATAACAATCCACGGCACGCTGCACCGTCGTGACATCGAACGCCAGCGCAGCAAGACCATAACGCTGTCTGACATCTCGCGCATGACGTTGGATGCCGGACGCCCGGAATTCAAGCGTGCAGACCGGAAGCCCGGGCGCCGTCGCAGCGTGTATGATTCACAAGTCGCGATTGACATCCGCGAACTGTTTGACGACCTGTTCGCAGATGACGTGGAAACCTCGCCGGGCCGTTACACGGTCGAAGTGACAGCGCCATCTGACAACCGGACCTATCACGCGCCTGACCGTCGCAACGGTCGCCGCGCCGGCACGGGCCTTGCCATAACGCCGCTGCACGATGGCTCTGGCATCGTGCTGGACCTGTCCGCTGACGAACCGTCCGACGCCGAACTGGCAGCATTGGCCAGCGCACAGCCGTCCACGCGCACCGATGGCGCGGGTCCGCGCATCACTCGCACAACCGCAGCTTCGGCACTTGTCGGCGGCCGCCGCATCAGCAGTGTGCGCACACCGAATCTCGCCACCACCGATGCATCTGTCATGCTGACTGACATCGACGCTGCCATCGCGAAACCCGCACGGCCTGTCGCACCAGTGCAGACGGTCTCACTGTCGCAGCTGTCAACCTTCGCTTTCATGTCTGCCACTCCGGCGGACAAAGCCTAACTTCACCAGGAAACATCACACAATGTCAACGCACAAACCCGTAGTTCTGCCAGCCGGCATTGCCGCACTCTTGCAGCCGAAAGCCGCAACGGACAAACCGGCAAAAGCTCCGACTGTCAAGCCCGCTGCGGCTGCGCCTGCCGCTGCCGGCATCTCGCTGCGCGGCCTCGGCTTCACACAGAAGCTCGCTGACAAGACAGCGGCCGATGCGCGCCGGCAGGAAGCCGAACTCGCCGCTGCCGTCAAAGCCGCGCGCGAACAAACAGCCGCAACGGCAGCAACGGCAGCAACGGCCCCTGTCGCTGTCAACCTCGCGCCCGCAGTCGCTGCCGTTGCGGCTGTCACACCGCCAGCACTGCTGCCGACAACCAACACGGCAGAAGGCATAACGCTGGACCCATCACAGCAGCGTGCGGTTGACGAACTGTTAAACCGCCGTTTCGGCGCTATCATCGGCGCAGCAGGCACAGGCAAGACTACCACTGTCAAAGCTTTGATTGCCAAGCTGTTGACCATCATGGACAATCCGACCTTGGTGTTTTGTGCGTTTACCGGGCGCGCTGTCCAACAGCTTAAGCGTGCGTTGCCACCCGAATACCGCAGCTTCGCCGACACAATTCACGGCGTCTTGGAGTATGCGCCGGAACCGGAAATTCGCACCGATCCTGTGACCGGCCGCGACCGCGTTGTTCGCATCTTCCGCCCGCGCCGTAATCAGCACAACCGCTTATCACAAACCGTTATCATCGTTGATGAAGGCGGCATGGTGCCAATCTTCTTGTGGAATCAGCTGATGCGCGCGCTGTCAGACGGTGCCCGCGTCTATCTGCTCGGCGACATCAATCAGCTGCCGCCAGTGCAGGGACATTCCGTTCTCGGCTACGCGATGCAGGCTTGGCCGACATTCGAACTCAACCGCATCCACCGCACAAACGAGAACGAGATTATCGACGGCGCGCACAGCATCCTGCACGGCCGGATGCCAAAGTCCGGACAGCGGGTCCAGTTTGTCCGCTGCGGCGATGGTGCTACCGATGCCAACATGACAACTCAGGGTGTCATTCAAAAGCTCCACAAAGCCGGCAAATTCGACCCGTTGCAGGATGCCATCATCGTCCCGCAGAACATCGAAACCATCGGACAGATTGAACTCAATCGGTCTTTCAAAACCTATTTCAATCCGCCCAAACCAGACGAAACCGGCGTTATCACCAATCCGCGTATCATCGTGACCGCCGGCAACGACCATCACGCCTATGCTGTCGGCGACAAAGTTATGGTCACAAAGAACAACCGTGACGACGGTCTGACAAACGGCATGATAGGCGTCATCACCGAAATCCGTGTGAACGCGGACTTCGGCGGACAGATCATTGCCAGCACTACGGCAGACCATGTCGGACATCAGGACATCGACCTCGACGCACTGGATGAAGCGCTAGGTATCATGACAATTGCCGGTGTTGATGATGCCAGCGATGATGACGACCGCGATATGCAGGCATCACACATTATCACCGT